TGGCATCCCCGCCAACGCACCCGAGTCGTGGAAGGCGCTGCTCCGCCCGATCAACCACAACAACCCCGAGGTCGAGCGCAACGCCCGCACCTTGGCCTACCGCGTCCTGAACCTGCTGAACGACGAAGCGAAGATGCACGTCGGCGAAGCGGAAGTTCTGCCCATCGGCACGCTCTACAAGATGGCAGGCAAGGAAATCCCCGCGAACGCCAACGCCGTGTTCGCAGACCTGAGCGATCCGGTCTTCAAGGAACTGCGTTCGACCGTCCGTCGCCTGGCCATCGGTCTGCGTGAGAACGCCAATCCGTTCGACGTGGTCCACGAGGCCGGTCACTTGCTCTCCCGCACGATGCTGTCCGAAGAGGATCGCAAGATCATGGTCGACGCCTTCGCCATCGCGAAGGACAAGATCGCCGCAACGGTGCGCAATGAATACGCCGACCTCTCCTTCGAAAAGCAGGCCGAGGAATACATCGCCCAGTCCATCGCGATGCACCTGGCCGAGCGCGTTGCCCGTGGCGACCTGATGGAACTGCACGTCTCAGGCTCCCTCGAAGGTATCCGCCTGAAGACTGGCATCGAGCGCATCTTCGACAATGTCAAGGAAGCCCTCGCCTACCTGTTCAACCGCCTGATCGGCAACAAGGACATGCGCCAGGTGATGCGCCAGCTCACTTGGTATGGCGACATGTTCGGTCGCACCACCAGCGCAACCCGTGACATTGGCCTCGAGTCGATCCTCTCCGGCGCTCCGATGATGAGCCTGGAGACAGACCTGCGCAAAGTCCTGCGCCAGATGGACCCCGAGCAGCTCGCTCGTCTGAAGAACCACCACTCCTTCTACACTCAGGACGGTGAGATCATTCAGCTCTGGCACGGCACACCCGCTGGCGGTCTGATGCGCGACGGTGAGACCGTCGTGATGTTCACCCCCAACGGAGCTGGCTCTTTCGGATACGGCTTCTACACCACTGAGTCGTTCAAGCACGCCATCGAGTTCGCCCGTCAGGGCACCAGCACGGCTTCACGCAACCTCGACTTCGAGCTGCGCTCGCTGAAACTCAGCGACAACGAGCTGGCCAACGTGAAGTCGATGATGCGTCAGCGCGACGACATCGTCTCTCAGCTGAGCGACATGGCCGGTTGGCTCGAGCAGTCCAAGGGAATGAAGTCTGTCGACATCGGCACTGGCCTCGTCAACAAGGCTGAGACCACCTGGGTCAAGAAGCAGGTGAAGGAACTCGAGTCCGAATACGCCCGCCTCAACGCGGACCTCGGCAAATACAAGCTCGACTCCCGCACCTTCCCGATCTCGATGAACGCCGAGAAGGTCTTCGACTTCCGCACTGGAACCGACCACATCATCGGCCACCAGGACGTGGACGGCCTGGCTGATCACCACATCCAGCAGCTGATCGACAAGATGGTCGAGAAGGGCTGGACCGATCCCGGCTTCGAACGCTCGATCATGGGCGACATCGACGAGAACGGCTTCGTCAGAACGACTGGCCTCCAGCTCTATGATGCGCTCATCCAGGAAATCTCGGACGTCACCGGCGTCGGCAACCGCATGTATGGCGGCGAGATCACCTACACCAAGACCGCAGAGGACATGATCACCGACCTCCTGCGTGAACTTGGCTATGACGGTCTGCGCACCACGGACACCCACCCGATCAACGGCGCTGGTGTTCCGCATGACATCATCGTCGCCTTCGAGACCCCGGCCCAGGTCAAGCACATGCTCGAGGCCACGGAATACAGCCGCTCCTCGGATGGCTTCTACAAGTCTGTGATCCCGAACGGCGACACTCCCAAGATGTCGTTGAACGGCGCCTTGTTCGACGCTGCCATGAACAGCGACGAACCCTTCAGCGCCAGTCGCTTTGGCAACGTCATGTCCTCGTGGGTCGAGGCAGGCGGTGGCTCCTCCAAGATGGCAGACCTCCTGCGCAAGATCGCCCGCAAGGACGTGAAGGCAGCCGAAGGTCTCAAGGAGTTCTCGGCTCCCGTGCAACTGCGCTCCAACTCAGATCGTCTGCGCGAGTTCGCTGGCGCCCGTTGGCTCGCCGACTGGATCGCACCCGAGCATGGCACCGGCTACTACGAGCGCCACCACGCTGACACCTCGAAGCACCTGAACCCCATCGTCCAGCAGCTCCACAATCTGCCAGACGCCAAGGGCGCACTGGGTGATTGGCTCCGCAAGGTGTCAGACCTCACCGTCGGCATCACGCACCAGCAGCACATCACGCCAGACTCCCACAAGCGCATCGCCTCTGCCCTGCGTCGTGGCGACGAAGCCATCCGCCGCTTGGCCCCCGAGGAACAGCAGGCCGCAGAAGCACTCAAGGGCTTCTTCAGCCACTATCGCGAGCGCCTCTTGAACGACGCCAACATCCGCGTCGGCACCATCGGCGACTATTTCCCGCAGCACTGGGACGTGGAAGCGATGCACCGCAATCCGTCTGGTGTCATCGAAGGTCTGGCCAATCACTTCCAGCGTGACGCCCTGAAAGACGAGATGCGCGAGCCTCTCTCTCGTGCAGAAGCCGTGTCCCGCGCCGAGAAGGTGTTTGCCCGCCTGACCGATGACGACGGCGTCGTTCACGCACCTGTTGCCGGTGGCTCTCGTGCCCCCGTCATGGATCACGAAATGAGCCGCATGATCCGCCTTGATCGTGATCGCGAAGCTCTGCGCGAGTTGGAGCCGTTCCTGAACAGCGACATCACGGCCATCGTGACCAAGTATGCCGACACTGCCGAGAAGCGCATCGCCTTCGCCAAGCAGTTCGGTCACAACAACCACGGCTATTACGACTACGTCCAGGTCGCCACCTTCGGCGACTCGGCTGGTCGGACCCTGCTCAACACCCGGAAAATCCTGACCAACACCTCGAAGGCCATTGGCCCAGAGAACGAGGTGATGCGCGAGATCACGCATGAAACGGTCATGATCCCCATGAACGAGATGCAGGCAGGCACAGCCATCAATGCAGCTCGCAAGCGTCTGGCAGAAGGCGGCACCGCACAGGACGCCTTCGACGCGATCATGTCTGTCCGAAAGCAGTCCGGCATCACCGACGTCGACGGCGGCAAGACCTTCGAGAAGCGGGCAATGGCCATCGCTCAGGCTATGGCAGACATGCCGAACGGCATCACCCGCTCGGAACTCGACCACATGCAGGCCACCTTCCGCGCCATCCAGAACAAGCGGGTCTACACCGGCGTTGGTCAGGAAGGCGCCTATGCGGTGAGCCGTGGTCTGCGCAACTTCAACAGCGCAACCCTCCTGCCCTTCACCGTGCTGACCTCGATCTCGGACTTGTCCATGCCCGCGATCCGCTCCGGCTCGATGAAGGCGACCTACAAGGCGCTGAAGTCTTACGCGACCGACCCAACCTACCGGGACGCCATCCGCAACATTGGCGTCACCATCGAGAACCTGATCCACGAGCGCTACGCCTCCCTCTACGGTGGCCAGGCCGCTGGTGTGTTCGACGGTCGCCGCACCAATGCGTTCTTCAACGCATCGCTTCTGACCCCATGGACCAACATGCAGCGCGAGATCGCTGGCATCCACGGCTACTACGCGATGCAGGCAATGATCGAGAAGGCGCAGCAGAACTACCGCGCAGACTCGGTCTCCCAGAACCGTAGCTTCCGGCAGGCCAAGCGCTTCCTGGATCACTACGGCCTCGGTGACTACGCGACCGATCCTGCCAAGTCGTTCGGCGATCTGACGCAGGTCCAGCACAACGACGACGTCCGTGCGGCGATCATCAAGTTCGCCAACGAGTCGATCTTCACGCCGAACCCGAACGACGTCCCAGTCTGGGCGCAGACTCCGTGGGGTATGCTCGCCTGGCAGCTGAAGTCGTTCCCCCTGATGATGTCCAAACTTGGTGGCACGGTTCTGAAGGAAGCCAAGGAAGGCAACGTCGCACCGCTCGCGATGATGCTCTCCCTCGGAGCTGGCTCCGGCATGGGCGCCATCTACATGAAGGACGTGATCCAGGGTCGTGGTGGTGACGAGAAGGGAACGGGCGAGTTCGCACCTCGCGTCCGCTCCTACCAGAAGATCGCCGAGCAGTTTGGCTTCAAGGGCAAGACGCCCGGAACCGTCAACGTCATGGGCACGAACGTCGACCTCGACACCTTCCTCGGCTGGTATATCGACGGCTTCATGTCCATGGGCGGCTTCGGCCTGTTCTCCGACATGCTCTTCCAGGTCGGCGAGTCTCTCGACAACGGCCAGTATGGCATGAACCGCGCAGCGTCCTTCGTGCTTGGCCCGACATGGGGTCTCGCCCAGTCTGCCTTCGAGACGGCTGGCGGCATCGAACATGCCCTGATTGGTGAAGACGGGACCAACTACCGCGAACGCTCAGCAGTCCGTGACGTGGCCTCTCGTGTCCCGTTCGCCGGTCAGGTGAAGCCCTTCCGCGAGAACGTCACGAACTATGTGGCGGGGGAACGCGCAAACAGTAGCGCCTCCAATCGCATGAACGCGAAGGGAGGCGGCTTCGGTGGTGGATTTGGTGGTGGCTTCGGTGGTGGCTTCAGCGGGTCTTAATCCTCGCTGTCGCCCTCATCCACCCAATCAATCGGATCATGACTATCCGCGTCCAACCACAGGTTGACGCGGTGCCGCAACCTGTCGAGATACGCCAGGCATTTGAAGCTGTCTGTCCGCCTAGTGATCCCGTGGGTATAAGTGCCGTCGAGATTTTCGCTTACCCACAACAGGCTTCTCATGTTGCCAGCCTTGGCCTGTTCCAAAATGAACTCGGCTTGTTCGATCACTTGATCGTCCGGTGCGGCCTTGCCGATCTTGACCACGTTCAAACTATTCTCGCCAGAACTCATCACGCAATTCCTTTTCCAAAACTTCCGGTATTTCATCCAGCGTCACAAATGCCGCCGTCGTCCCAGACAGGCTCACGTCTTTCATACTATCTTCCATGGCTCGCGGAGTAGCAACAGTATAAATATGAGACCCTAACGGCGGAGAAAAAGGTGGCCTCATCTCGCTGATGATCTCCTTCGTCGATCTCTCGATGATCTCCTTCATCTCCCCCTTGAAAATCTCCAATTCCTGCCGCATCGTGAAAAGGTGCAGCGACAGATTACCCTGCACCGTGCTTTGCCATGTTGCCAAACTTTCCCGTTGCTCCTTGAGCCACTGCTCTCTCGCCAGCTGCTCCTGCTCCAGCCACTCCGCTATTCCCATTACCATTACTATCCCTCTCTGCTGCCAAACTAATATTCGGAATGAACCGCACCTTCGGGTTCGGCCAGGTCCAAATCTCTCCGGTCGCGTCATCCGCCACCACCCACAGCAAGTCATGCTCCTCACCGTAGTCGATCACGAAGTGACACAGACCCACGCCCTTCGGCGTCTTCATCCAAACCGTCGGGTTAAGTTGTGTAATCGCCATAGAACCAAATCCTCAGCTGATCATTCCACTTGTCCATGTCCTCGTGGAACACGGGCACCTCTTCAGAACCGAGGCGCTGACCGAACACCAACAGGTGATGCTCGTAGACTTTCTTTAGGGCGGCGATCAGCTCGGGCTTCGTCATGTCCTCGAGCCGCTTGGTTCCCCAGACCACCAATTCCCTATTCGCCATACCGCACCACTCTTAACCCGTGGGTCTCTCCACGGGAAAACCTTCTGAATTGTGCGGTAGCATTTTTCTTGTCACGCCCTGTCGAGACATTGGTGTTGTGAACCGGCTGCCACATCTGGTCGCCGTTCTTGTTCTCCAACACCATAAAGGTGTGACGTGATCGCCGGATAACTTCGACGACCCTCAGACTCTCGGCCTCTGCGATCTTCTCATATTCCCGAACGACGTTAGTCACGACCGTCATCCGCCACAAAGAAGATCGCTAGACCAAGCACACCGAGCATGGAGCCAACACAGAACGCTCCGATAATCGCCAGCGTCGTTGTGGTCCATTCAGGCATTGGGTGCCTCCGTGCCAAGCTCTCCGGCAATCGCCAGATAGTTGATGCCGTCCAGGTAACTGTCGACATAGGTCGGGTCTTCCGACATCCGGCCCAGCTTCACAGCCAGAAGGATCACAGCCACCTCATACATGGTGACGTTCCGGCCCAACATGCCCATGGCACAGGCCGCGATCCGAGCGAAGTTCTGTCGAACCTCGCCATACATATTGCCGCGCTCGACCAACAGGTCAGCCGACTTTGCGAGCATGTCTTCCTTTTTCATTTGCCTTCTCCATTCCGATTGCTCTGATGACAACGGCCCGTGCCGAGTTCTTGGCTATACCGAACTTCCTTGCGATCAACGAATATGGAAGTCCGCGTAACCTCATCTCGACCATGACCTGTCGCCGCTCTTCGATGTTGTCTTCTGTGCTATGTCTCGCAGCCATCATTCCTCCAATACCAGCTCGTGCCGCAGCTCGATCAGCTGGATTTCAAGGTTGAGTTTTTCCTTGAGCAGTCCACGCTTCTTGGTGAACGCCCTCTTGAGTTCGTCCTCGTAGCAGGAGTCACCCATATCAATCTCAAGAATACGATCAGACACACGATCCAAATCATGTTGGATCATGGCCAGTTTCTTCTTGAGTGTTGCGATAGTCCGATGATCTCGTTCCATGTCATGCCCTTTCCTTGGGGCGGTAGAAGTCGTGATCACCGCAGACTTCCTTCGCAGTCTTCGAATGAAACTCACACCACCAATGTCCATCGGGAGTCGCCAGTGCGTGAGCGCAGTTGCGGCAGTCAGGCTCCGGCCTGTCGTTGCCCCAACAGCTGGTGCGCTTGAAGCACCCCCGGCATCTCCAATCACTTTCGTCAGACGCAACCCTGGTGGCTTCGTTCTGAAGCACGACCTCGATCCGACGCTTCTGATCTGCGTGATAAAATTCGTCGAACTCGATCAGCTCGCTGTGATACTCGCTGTTGTTTTTGTTGTAGGCGATCAGCACAGACCTCTCGATCCCGCTGGCTCCCATCATCAGTTGAACCTGATCGAAGTAGGCGCGATGAGAATTGCGCACCCCCTTCTCTTGGAAGTCTTTGAACTTCGAGGCGCCCATCGACTTGATTTCAAGGATGGCAACGATCTCGTCATTCTCAACAATACGACCATCAGCGTGCATCTTGACGTGCCCGCCATACATGGTCCACTCGACCTGCCGTCCATCAACGCTCTCGTCGATCACGTCCACACCAGCATGGCGAAGATGCTTCAGCACGACGTCTTCGAGGATGTGGCCAAGTTCGAAGATACGCATGAGTTGAGCTTCAATCGGAGCTTCGGGGAACCCACGCAGAGACAACGCCAAATAAGCAGTGCAAGGATTTCCTACAATCGACGCGCCGAGGTATTTCCTCGGCGCATCTTTCCGTCCCGTAAAAGCTGCTTCGATGCGTTCGTGCAGCTTAAAACGGGATGTCGTCATCGAGATTGGTGTCCTTCGATGCAGGTGCTGGCTTCTGTGCTGGTGTGGTGCCTGGCTCAAGAGCCAAGTAATTCTTGACCGCAGAGCCGCTACGCTTGTTGCCGTCCTTGTCCGTGTATTCTTCTTCGACCACACGGATGCCAACGACCAGACCCTTGAGGGTTGCGATGTCGCCGGGGTTGTCGGGATTGCGGTGACCACCGTGAACCAGCAGCGCCTTCAGACGCTCGAGACCAATGCGGGTCGCATCGGAACTCTTCGGCACGTTCACGTTGATGAAGTCTGAGATCATGCCACCACCGTCAGCATCGGCGAGTGTGACACGGACGGCATTGCCGCCAGACTTGGTCGTCTTCAGCTCAGCGTCAACCACACGAGCCGTGTAACGGCCAGGCTTCAAACGCTCTGCACCAGAACCAACATCCACGTTGGCCAAGTTCAAATTGCGAAACGAGAAACTCATTTACCTTCTCCAGTCTTTGCGGCCTTTACCTTGGCCTCGTAATCGCTTTCAGGCATGTCCAACCGCTGGAACAGCTCGGAAATATCGGCTGTCTTTTCCACCGGCTTCAGACGCTTCTTCGGATCACGGGACTTCCCGTGCCATCCACGCACCTCGTCAGTCACGATGAAGCGCGTCACCACCGGAGACGTGCGGTCCCCGTCAGTCACTCGCACCCCACAGAACACATGATCGAAGATGCCGCCGACCTGCTTCTGGACGGCGTTGCCCTGAATGAAGGGCCAGTAGTCCTGATCACCATTGTCGTCCTTGGCTTCCTTGGCGAGAGCCGTGACGATGACGTGATAGGGGAGATCACGAACCCACTTGAGCGCACCCAACATCGAGGAGCCGTAGTCGCCCCACAACGCAAATGCGTTCTTGTTGTCCTCGTGAACCTTCTGCCAATGCTCGATGCACCGGTCAGCCAGCTCGGTCAGCGAGTCGATGAAGATGCACTCGTAACCAGCTTCGCGGAACTCCTTCGAGGCCATCATCTTCACGATGCCCTTGAACGAGTAGACACCTTTCTCGGGATCGTTCTCACCATCCCAGGATGAGAAAGGCAGGAAGTCGATGTTGGAGTCTGCGACAGACTTCAGCCCGCTCTCACCAGAGATGATGAACGTCTTGCCGTATGACCGCTGCATGTGAGCAGCCTGAGTGGTCTTACCCCAACCATGGAACGCATAGACCAGTGCCTTATGGCGGTGGGTCTCCTTGGCCGTAGCCGTGTTCATTGGCTTAAACATTAGGCGCCCTCCTCGGGAGCCTGTTCGTTCTGCGTGTTCTGCATCACGATGCGCAGCTGGTGAATGAGCGAGTCACGGGCAGTGCCCATGATCATCAGGTCACGCTGGATCGGGGCAGAACGACGGTCGATCTCTTCGAGCGCGTCGATGATCACAGCCGCTTGGGGATGCAAAGCATCAGTGGCGTATTCAACGCCATCAAGGAAAAATGTTTTAGACATCTGTCACCGTAAGTTTGGTTGTGCCCAGCTTTCTTGTGAGAGCGGGCAGAAGGACACGCCGCGTTTCTTCATTCAGCTTTGCGAAAGCTCGCTTGTCCACGAGCAGACGCTTCTTCACATAGTCGGGCAGCGCGTCCGACGAAGCGAAAATATTTTCAAGGATTTCTGTGTCCCAATCGAACCGCTCAGCAGTCTCGACAGTAATACGAACACCGTCAAAGACCTTTGACTGTTCTCCGAACTCTTGTGGAAACAACCCGAGCAATTCGTTCTCGATGCTGTCTCGTTCTGCTTTGAGTTTTTTTTGTTCGTATTCGATTTCCCGATAGCGTTTCGCCATCAGTGCAGTGGTTGATTTGGGGCTAACGTCTTGATCTTCCGACCAAATATCTGACATTGGTTATCTCCGTCTCGGTATCAGTAACCAAGATATAGCCGTCGAAGGACGACACTGCAAGAGGCTTGGAGTAGTTTTTTTACAACTTTCGATCTTGCAACAGAGCTGACGAATCACCACAATGAGACATCTCGACATACAGAAACTGATCCGCCACCTCGGTGGCCCCGCATTGGTAGCCAGGCGTATCGGCGTGTCGAGGACCGCTCCCTATCGTTGGGTGAAGAACGGTGCCATGACCATTGGCATGTTGGACAAACTATTGACGGAGTGGCCTGACCTTTCATTGGACCAATTTATTTGCGAGGACTTTGATGCAAACGGATACGACTACGGATACCCCCTCGAAGGTCGCAGCACTCCGCGATCAACTCTACGAAGCTGCATTAGAATATCTGGATAAAGGCTTCTCGGTTTTTCCGATCAGCATCGAGAGCAAGGTGCCACTCAATTCGTGGCGCGAGTATCAGGTGCGCCAGCCTACTTACGAAGAAGTCACGGACTGGTTCGAGAACGGCGCACCAACGCCATCAGGCGGACGTGTGAAGCTCTTCAACATTGGCCTTGCTACCGGCGCAGTCTCTGGCGTTGTCGTTGTCGATGCCGACAATCAAGCCGCCCTAGACTACTGCTCGGCCAATGGACTCGTAACAGGGTTCGCGGTTAAGACGACACGCGGGAAGCACTATTACTTCTCGCACCCAGGTGCAGGCTCCCGCTTCGGGAATAAGGTGGGCGCGAACGCTCTACACGATCCTGACTGGCCAACCGTCGACGGTCTCGATTTCCGTGGTGACGGTGGCTATGTCGTCCTGCCACCCTCAGTAAAACTCAACGCACAGAAGGTGGTCACTCACCAATACGATTGGGAATATGCCTACACGGATGACCTGAGTGAGGCGCCTGTGTGGACAGGCACGAAGCCCATGATGCGGGGGATCGACCCCGTGGTGGACAGCGGTAAGTCTCCGAGCGAAATCTTCTCAAGCCTGGACCTTACCCATGTCCGTGCCCAGTCAGAGGGAGACGCCCTCGGCGCACAACGCTTCGCCGAGCAGCGCGTCATCGAACATGGCGGGAAGCTCCCGAACGGCTCAGGTCGTGGCTCTCTCCTCACCCGCTTCATCGGTGAGTTGGTCGCCGCAGGATGCGACGACGCAGAGGTTGGCTCTCGGGTCTATGAGTTCATGGACCAGTTCTTCGAGAGCCGCCTCCATGATCGCGAATGGAAAGCGACCCTCCGTTCGATCCGCCATAAGGACGAGCGCGAACACGGCAAGCGGGAACGCAAGGAGGAGATGTTCCCGAAATCTGTTTCGGGAACATCGGAGGTGACAGAACCTGTCACCCCTCTCACACCATTCACGGACGACCAGCTCGAGTCGTTGATGCTGACGCTCCGTGATGAAGTCTATGCCGTCGACCCATTCCTCAAGCACCCATCCATCGTCCAGGTCTACGGCTACACCGGTCACGGCAAGTCGTGGCTCACCCTCTTGGTCCTCTGGCACCTGGCCCGTGGTCAGTCAGTCGGACCATTCACGATCAGCCGCCCGCACACGGTGGCCTACGTCGACTTCGAGAACGGACGCTCGACCATCGCTCACCGGATGCAGAAGTTCCTCTCGTCATTCGGCACAACCCATAAGCGCCTGAAGATCATCTCCCCCGCCCTCCAGCAGGAGGTCGCCGAGATGAACCTGAAGGAGCCAGCTGGCCTGACCAAGCTCCAGAAGTGGATCGAGGCGACGGCACCCGAAGTCGTCGTGATTGACACGGTGCGCTCAGCATACCCAGGGATGCAGGAGAACAGCGCGGAAGGGTGGGCGCCCATGAACCAGTTGGCCCTGAAGCTCCGCAACGCTGGCATCTCGGTGATCATCCTGCACCACGCCAACAAACCGCAGGACGCTCAGACTTCCTCCGGCATGGAAGCTGGCTCGACCAACCAGCTCTCGGTGATCGAGCAGCAGATCAGGATCGTCCAGCTCTACGAGGACGAAGCCAAAGCAGTCTCGAAGCGTGGCAAGTTCCTCGATCCAGTTCGCGCCAACATGGAAATCTACATGAAGCGCGAGGAACCAACCGACCGTCTGTTGGCCGCTTTCGAGTGGTCATACGGGAAGGTGCGCGAGCTGACGGACAATCACATGGACTCGCTGATCGCGTTCATGGAGCGCGAGGACGGTCGCCTGTATGTCGTCTCGAGTGAGTCACCACGCCAGAAAGCAGAGCGCATGAGCGCCGAAGGCAAGGGCGCAAGCGTCATCGCTCGTGACCTTCAGCTTCCAATTTATGCGGTGAAGAAGTGGACCGGGGAAGTTTAACCCCTCTCGGGCTTACGTTCCTTGAGAGAGCCAGCCCCCCGTCCCAACGGGGGGCGGACTGGCGGAAGCTCCGTCGCATCTCTCATAAGATTCTTTGAGGCGTCGCCCGAGAGGGGTTATTAGCACGGAAATTTTAAGATGTCAAATCGCACAACTAAAGATGCTCGCGAAACTCGAAACGCTTGGAACGCAATGGGGCGCAAGCTCTTTGCGAAACGTCGCGCCACTTACAACATGAAAGCTGTGAAGCGCGGCATCTCCTACAGAAAACAATACGAAGCATCAGGCTCGACACTTCCGTTCGAAGATTGGCTTCGTGATCAAAAGGTTCTCTAAGACGTCCGGCCCCCCTTTCGAGGGGGGCCTGTGAATAAAATGAAACACACACCTTGACGAAGCATCTTGACCTGTAGCAAAAAAGCTACACCGGCACTGCAACATCCTTACCGATACCGAGGGTCTTGTAATGCCGCGTCGCGTCCAAACATCTCCCGAGCAAATCGCTTGGCTCAAAGAAGCAAAGCGCAAGGGAACACCCTACGCCGCAATGGCTGACTTCATTGGCTGTTGCGAAGACACACTCAAGCGCATCTTGGTCCGCAACAACATCGCAACCTTTTCATCTGAAAAATATAACGCGATTTCTTTCACAGGACCGACCTGGCAGCGCCCCTGCAACCGCTGCAAATGCACCAAGCCCCGCCCCAAATTCCAATTCACCTGCGACTATTGCCACGCCCAAACAAACGTAGCGGCAGACTGGGCGGCCTTCGCATGACCCGTGGCATCCGCGCAAAGGGCGCAGTCTTCGAACGCGAAGTCGCCGCCTACTTCAACGACTCACTTGGCCTCGAAGCCCGTCGCACCTCCATCACCACCGGCTTCCTGTCCGGCGGCAACTGCGATCTCTCCGGCCTCCCAGACCTCAGCCCAGAGTGCAAGCGCGTCGAGCGCCTCGACTTCCGGGGCGCCATGTCCCAAGCCATTCGCAACGCCCGTGGCACCACGATGCCCGTGGTCCTCACCCGCCGCAATCGCGAACCCCTTCCCGACGGCCTCGCAGTCCTCCGCATCTCCGACTTCCAGAAGCTCTACCGCGCCTATCTACTTCAGGAAGGACTTCTAAAGCAGGACGACGCCCCACCCCTCGCCACATAAAGTCCAAGTCGGCGAGGTATTCATGGCAGACGCATCAGCAAACGCACAGCAAGCGTTCCAGCTTCTTGTTCAGATGGGCTATCAGCCCCATCACGCAGCTGGAATCGTTGGCAATCTCATGCAGGAGTCGACCAACGCAGTCGACCCTACATCCTTGGGCGACAAAGGCCGCGCTTTCGGCATCGCCCAGTGGCGTGACTCGCGCCGCCAAGACCTCCATCGCTTCGCCGCCAAGGGCGGCATGAACCCCAACTCCCTCGAGACCCAAGTCCGTTTCCTCGACAACGAACTGCGCACCACCGAGCGACCCACCCTCGACGCCATCAACCGCTCGTCCACCCCCGAAGAAGCCGCCTCCGCCTTCCTCGGCTTCGAGCGTCCCACCGGTTACTCACAGCGCAACCCCCAACTTGCCGCTGGCTACAACGCCCGCCTCAGCAACGCCGCCAACTTCTACGGCCAGATGCAGCAAGGCCCCAACCAACCACCCGAGTCCCAGTCGGTCTCCTCGACCGCCCCGATGGACCAGTCCCAGTTCTCCCAGACCCAGCCGCGCCCTCAATCCTTTGGCCAACTCACGGTCAACCCGATCACCGGCGACCCCATGCAAAACCCCTACCCCTACACGAACGGGAGCTGACCATGGGTTTCTCCAGCTATTTCGCAGACCCCAACACAGCCAACTCCGAAACAGGCCAAGCCCTCCAGCGCTTCCTGAACGACAACCCTTACGGCGTCCGCATCGGCAACGGCTATCGCACCCCCGATCACCAAGCCTCGATCATCCAGAACAAACTCAAGTCCACACTTGGCCCCGAGGCCGCCAACCGTTGGGCCGCAGACGTCCAGTCCATGGGACCAGAAGCCGCTGGCACCCAGTGGGAACCCCAGCTCCGCGCCTCCGGCATCTCCAAGTGGGTCGCCCTTCCAGGCCGCTCCAACCACCAGAAGGACGGTGGCGCCTTCGACCTCGAATACACGAACGACGACGCCAAGAAGTGGGCACACGAGAACGCCGCCCGTTACGGCTTCAAGTTCCCCATGGCCCACGAACCTTGGCACCTCGAGCCAATCGCTGGCGGCACGGTCGTCAACACCGCCGACACCAAAACCTCTGCGCCCCCCTCTCAGGGCGACACAGTCGCCTCCAAGGACAACAAGTCTGGCGACCCCTCCACGCCATCAATCAATCCCATCACGGGCGACACAACTTACGCCGCCCCCTCGAAGGGGGGCGGCTCACCTCCCCCAAATCAAGCCGCCTTCAACATCTTCGGAGACCCACTCCCGCAGACCCAGCGCGATATGATTTACGGCACCAACACTTACGGCACCAACACCTACGGCACGAACTTCAACGGCTCAGCCTCCACCAGTTCTCCCGGTATCGCGTCACTTCTCCTTGGAGGCTTCAATGTCTGACTCCCCCGACACCCACATCTCCATCACCGAACTCACACGCCTCCTGGACGAAGCCGCCGAAAAAGGCGCACGCCGCGCCCTCGAGTCTGTCGGTCTCCACGACGAAGCCGCAGGCAACGACATCCGCGATCTCCGCACCCTGATCGACGGTTGGCGCACCGCCAAGAAGTCCGCCCTCGAGACCTTCGTCAAATGGGTCACAGTCGGCGTCCTCGGCTTCATCGCCGCCGGTGCTTGGTTCACCCACCGGTAATCCCCATGGACCCCATCACAATCCTCGCCTCGATCAAGGCGGCACACGCCACCGTCAAGACCGCAGTCACTCTAGGCAAGGACATCATCGCCCTCACCAAAGAAATCTCCGACATCATGAACGGTGTCGCAGACCTCTCACGCCTCGAACACGAACAACCCCGTGGCTGGTCCAAGAAGAAATCAGCCGAACAACTCGCCCTCGAAGCCTTCGCCGCCCGCAAAGAAGCCGAGCGCCTCCAATACGAAGTGCGTGGCTTCATCGTCTCGAACTACGGCCTGCCCGCCTGGGACTCCATCCAGGCCGACATCATCCGCATCCGCAAAGAACAAGCAGAAGCACGCCGCATCAAGCTCATCCGCCGCGCCGAACAAGTCGAACTCGGCCTCGCCGTCACCTTCATCCTCATCGCCATCTCCATCATTGGCTGGGTGATCTCCCTCCTCTTCTTCCAGCAACCCCACCACTCCTATCAGTGAGACCCACCATGGCTTTCGGTATCGACGACGCAGTCGCAGCTGGCCTCAAGGTCATCGACAAATTCATCCCTGACCCCAACGCAAAGATCGCCGCAGAAGAACATCTCCGCTCAGACCTCGCCGCCTGGGACAAACAACAGACCGACGTCAACGCCGCCGAAGCATCCAACGCCTCGGTCTTCACCTCCGGCTGGCGCCCCGCAATCGGTTGGTCCTGCGCCTATGCCTTCTGCTTCATCTACGCAATCGCACCCACCATCTCGTGGATTGCTGGCTTCTGGGGCAAGACCGTCCCTCTCCCGCCCTTCAACTCTGCCGACGTCATGAACATGATCTACGGCATGTTGGGCATGGCTGGCCTCCGCACCTTCGAGAAATACAAAGGCATTACCAAATGATCGACTTCAATCACTTCAAGGGTGAAGGCCGCAAGCTCTCCAACTCCGACATCTCCTCTGCCGCCTCTCTCCTCTCCATCGAACCCGCAGCCCTTGCCGCAGTCATCTCCGTCGAAACCGGCGGCTCTGGCTTCGACAAACTTGGCCGCCCCCGCATCCTCTTCGAACCCCACATCTTCTACCGCCAGCTCGCCAAAGACCCATACCTCCAGCACGTCGCCTCAGACCTCGAACTCGCCTACCCCAAATGGGGCACGCTCCCCTACCCCAAGACCTCCGACGCCAACTACGAGCGCCTCGAACACGCCATGGAACTCAACCCAGAAGCCGCCCTGCGCTCCTGCTCGTGGGGCCTTGGCCAGATCATGGGCTTTAACTTCTCCCTCTGCGGCGCACCCACCATCGAGTCATTCGTCCTCGACGCCATGGACTCCGAACACGAACAACTCATCCAGATGTGCCACTTCATCATGGCCTCCCGCCTCGACGACGAACTCCAACGCCAGGACTGGGCAGGCTTTGCCCGTGGCTACAACGGCCCAGCCTTCGCCACCAATCGCTACGACACCAAACTCTCTGAAGCCTACACCGCCAACAAGCAAAGGTTCGCCTGATGAAGAAGCCCGTCACCGTCAAGCCAAAGCCCCTCCCCTCCAAGGCCATTGGCTCTCGCATCCCCACACCCAAGGAAGCGCCGGTCCCAATCAAGACGTCGCCCAAGTCTAAATGAAAGCGTGCCGTCATTGCACGGAAGTAAAACCTCTCTCAGACTTCCAGCCTTACCGACGCAAATACGCACCAGGTAAGGTCTACCACCAGTCCTACTGCAATACCTGCCGCCCAGTCAGACTCCGAGCCTGGCGTTCACAGACTCGACACATTCCCAAGCCCCGCACCGTAACCATGAGGGACTGCCTCAAAGACATCCTCCGCAAAGCCGCCTTACGCCGAGACTGCACCGTCACCCTCGACGATCTCCTCTCCCTCTACGCATCCCAGTCGGGCCTCTGCGCCCTCACTGGTTGGCCCATGACCTTCATCCGCAACGCAGGTCGCGTGCCAACCAACGCCTCCCTCGACCGCATCGACTCGTCGCTTGGCTACCACCTCTCGAACGTCCAGCTCGTTTGCCGAGCTGCCAACAGCGCCAAGTCCGACTCCACCAACTCCGACTTCATTGCCCTTTGCGTCGCCATCGCCGCCTTTCAGGAACTCACCAAATGATCCAGCCATGCTTTGCCAACATGATCCCCAACGTCTTCTCCCCCTCCGAGTGCGAGATGATTCTGCTCAGCCACATGCCACCCCTCGAGCGCTCCCAAACCGTCGAGCCTGACGGCACCCTGCACACCGACTACGGTCGCAACTGCTACGACGGTTGGCTCTATGAGAACGACGCCACCCGTTGGCTCTTCAATCGCCTGTGGGCAGAAGGCATCGCAGCCAACGCCAACTACGAGTTCGAGATCACATCCCTCAAGGCCATCCAAATCCTGCGCTACCGCCCAGGCCAGTGGTTCCTGCCACACTTCGACAACAACGGACCACCCGTCCGCTCTCGCAAGCTGACGCTCGTCGTCCAACTCTCCGATCCGAAATCCTATTGGGGCGGTGGCCTCACCGTCTTCGGCACACCTGGCTCCCGCTACCGCACCAAAGCCCGTGGCTCCGGCATCATCTTCCCCTCACACGCCCTGCACATGGCATCGCCGGTCCTTTATGGCACCCGCTACGCCCTCGTCGCATGGTTCGAAGGGCCACCCCTGCGCTAAAAAACCTGCCACTTTTCCTGCCAGCAGGTCTTTCCCCAACGTCTTCAGTTGTCTGCGCCATCATCCTCAGACGTCTTGGCTGACGTCGTTAGTTGGGAAATCGCCCCAATTCCGTCCTTGTTGTAGACAGCACTGCCCCCAATTTATACCAAAGTTACAGCGGTTTATCCCAGTTTACTAAGGGCCACCTGCCACCAAACCTGCCAGCGTTGTTCGCGTGTTGTTCAGGCACAAAAAAAAGGCCCGCTCGAAAGCGGGCCAGTCATCAAACAAGGAGGAAACGATAGCCTTCAGTTGAGGGAGGGGCCGGTCAACTAAAGACGTATCCACAATACTCTAAAGACGTAGGCTGTCAACGTCCTCTCTGAAATCTTCCACGATCAGGTGCGCATAAATCTGTGTCATCTCTAGCGTGGCATGACCCAACAACTCGGCAATACGATCCAACTCCATCCGCTTCTCGCGCCGCAACATGCTGGCAAACGTGTGCCTCAGATCATGCGGATGGAAATCCACCAGCCCACACTTCTCGACCACCCGCTTCCACCCAATCGGATGCGTCGCTTGCTTGGTCCCCTTCCTCCTCCTCCACGCCTTCCCGCTCGGACCCTTAAACACCACATCGTCCTTGGCTCCCACGATCCTGAACTTGAGCATCGCCCTCGCCGCCTCCAACGCCGGTTCATTCAGCGGCACAGTCCGCTTCTTGGTCCTGCCATCCCTGCCCTTGAAGCTCTGGAACGTGACCTGCCTCCGCTCGAAATCAATCTCGTCCCACCTCAGCGCAATGATCTCGCCCCGTCGCCCACCCGTGAACGCCATGAATTGGCACAGCGCCCACAGCGCCTCGCTCTCCCGTCGACATTCGTCGAGGAACACCTTCAGCTCGGCCCTCTCCAAGAACCTCAGACGCTTGCTCTCGATCCGCTCCGTATGAATGAGCGGCACACTGCTCAGCATCCCGATCCTCGCACCATACCGGCACGCCGCCCTCAGTAGCGTCAGACCCTTGATCCTGCTGAACCGATTGGTCTCGTCATACTCCTTGTCCGCCCACGCATTGACGCGCCTCGCATCGAGCGCCGTCAGCTTGACGTCGCCCATGCCCCGCTCGATCCGGTCCAGCGCCTTCAACGTGTCATAAGTATAAGGCCGCTTGCGCGGCCTGTTCCGATACGCCCCAATCACATCCCTCAGAGTCTGTCCCGCCTTCCCAGGACTCACCCCTACCTCACCATCTCTCAGCCACTTGACCCTCTGCTCCTCAGCCTCAAGCCTGTTCTTGGTCTTGGTGCTTCGCCTGATGCGCTCACCGTTCACCCACCCATGGCAATGCCAGACACCACCCTTCTCAATCAGCTCCAGAAAATTCTCCGTCATCCTTGCCACTCCACTTCTCGCCACCCTCGAACCAAGTCTTCTCGATCTTGGCCAACCTCAAATACTCATCGGCACTCATCGCCTTAAACGTCGCAAGCGCCTTCGCCACGATCTCACTGCGCGTCCTCACCCCCAGCTTCTTGGCGATGCTCCGCACATAGACCTTGGCTGTCGTCTCCTGCACATGAAACCTCTCGGCAATCTCCCTGTTGCCTATGCCATTCAGTATGCACTGCATGGCCCCGTGCATCCGTGGCGTCATCCTCGCGAACGACGCCACCACGTCACGGTCCAGCTTCTCAGTTCCCATTTCCCGTAAGATCATCCTCATCTGCGCCTCGAGCGTCGCCACCCGCTGCTCCAGACTCTCGTGATCTGTCATCTAACTCTCCAGTTTGTGCCGCTCGTGGCTGTCATTCAGCACCAGCAGCGCTGCCGTATAGATCAGGTTGGCCTGCGGATGGCTGTTCATTGCCTCGTAGGTTGGCCCAAATTTCCCGTGCGCCCTATCCGTCAACACAGTTCCGTTCAACGAAAGTTGGTAGCCGTCCACACTCTTATGAATGACCACACCCTCGTTGGCTTCATGCGATCTGACGAACGGACCAGGCAACGCATAGAACCCACGCCCCTCCTTCATCGCTTGCCAGTCCACGCTAGTCACCTTGCGCTTCCAGCTTCGCATCGTGGCCTTGGCTGGCGGCTTATCAGCTGGCTTCGCAATGTCCTCCAGCATCCTGTCGAGTTCCTCGTCGGTGATCTCTCCCCTCGTTGGCTTGCCAGTGGGTCTGCCACGCAGACCCCTAGCCACCATCGTCTCATTCAAAAGACTTGCCAGTTCCCTCAGACTCTCGTCTTCCATCTTGGGGATCACCCCCTTGATCACCTCAAGCGCCATGCTCATGGCTCGTTCTCCTTCAGTGCGGCAACCAAGTCGGATGACGACGGGGCAATGCCATGCTTCTGACAGATACGATGGTAAGCCAACAGGTATTGTGCATCCTGTTTAGCGTTGCTCAGCAACCGCTTAATCTCGTAAGCGGCTTCGCCACAAAGTGCTTCAGCACCTTCCGCACCAAACGTCGCGCAGTCCTCCAGCCGTTCAACAATGTCCCGTTCTACAATGTCGGTCATCACTCACCTCCCCTTCAAAACAATCTCCGCATAGCTCTGCGGGTCTAACTCTTCCTCGCAATCGACGATCCGTTCCAGTGCCTTCCGCAATCGTTTGATCTCGTCGATGGCTTTCTTCGTATCGCCAATACTTGCAGATAAACCAAGCGCAAGATCGCGCTCCAACCTTTCAACAATGTCAGTCATCACTCTTTCTCCCCTAGTGTTCGGTCAACAACGGCTAATGTTTTATCACTCATATAATGCCAATCACCCCCTGCCACATATGAACCAACTTCTTCCAACGCCTCCCGCAACCGTTCAATCTCGTCAGCGGCTTCGTTAAGTTCTTTTTGATCTATCATCCATTCCAAATTCCGCAACCGTTCAACAATGTCCATCACTCTTTCTCCTGCTTCTTCGCCACAATTCCGCGCAATTTTTCTACATACCACCCCCAATTTAAAGATGAGCGGGGCTTCAATTCGTCAATCTTATCAGCAAGAAATAACTCGTTTCCGTCCATCAGCCGTTTGTTCATTGCCATACTTGCGATGACCTCCCAATCTACCTGATCTTTTCTTGCCTGTTCTACAGATAGGGCCATGCCATCTGTGATCCCTTTAAGAACCCAACCAAGCAAGTCTGGGTTCTCCTTGAGTGCATCGCACACAAACAGGTAAATACGCGCCCCTTTGTCCTCGTCCATCACTTCACCCCTTCCACAATATTCAGATACCCCGTCTTGTTCGGATGCACCGCATCATTGCTGTTGGTGATCACGACCACCCTGTCCCCGAACATCTCAGCCACTTCGGCGATGATGTTCTGCAACTCCACAGCGTCACGCCCAATCGTGGGGTGCGAATAGATTGGCTCGATCCAGAACACACGACCTGCAATGACGCGCTTGCGCATCTTCACCAGCTCGTCCTTGGTCCTCATCTGCCTGTAATCATTGGTTCCCAGACTAATGATCGCAGTCTGTGCCATCTCGAAGTCACCCTTGTAGGTGACGTTGAACATCCCCGAACTGATGCCACCCTTCGCAACCACTTGGCACTCAGGCTTATGCTGTGCCAACCCAACCGCAATGCTGTCACCCAAAATCAAACACTCAATCATGTCGCATCTCCAATCCCGTAAGTGTCATAAGCAACGCCAGCCTCACCAAACATAAACTTGGCCATCTCAAAGTGTTCACGCCACGCCTCCGGCGTCTCATCATGCTGTGCCGCAACCACCCGCTTCAGCCCGCTCTGGATGATGGCCGCCGCACAATTCGCACAGGGAAACAGCGGCACCACATAGATCGCGAAGCCCCGCACATCCCCCGTCGAAAGGATCGCGTTCATCTCCGCATGAACCGTCTTCAGTAGCTTCAGCTCCCTCGCCCCGTAGGTATCATCCACGCCCCTCGGGTAGCCGTTGTAGCCCACGCCAGCCACCGTCCTGTCGGGCCTGACAATCACAGCCCCCACCTTGTGCCCAGGGTCTTTGCTCCATGACCCCACGACATTGGCCATCCTCAGAAACCTGCGGTCCCACTTCACTCCAAATCTCAAGTCAGTCATCACTACGCACTCCACCATCAAGCACAGTCTTCCACTTGGAAGCTGCCCTCTCTTCCAATCGTTTGCGCCACTCGACATTCTCCAACGCAAACATCATCCCGACACAGGTCACGATGTTCTTGTTGTGAAAGCTGTGGTCCAATGCCTTCACCTCGATACGACCATCGTGCCTCAGCACAAGCGCCGCATCACCAGTGTTCAACCAAACGTCTGCTTCAATCATTACGGGCGTCCTTTCTCTCTCCACTCTCGTGCAAGGTGGATAAGCACGATCAGCGTCAAGCCGGTGCCTGCTACAAGGCCGGTCACGAACGCTCCGAATTGCGATGGTTCCATCATCATTCTCCTATTCGTTTAGGTTTAATCATCTCACTTCAAAATAAAAGCCCGCCACTCTCGGGTGGCGGGCAAGTCTACTCGCTCATCTCAATTCAATCACTGCCTTGAGTTGGCCGCTCTCATCAATCCTCAGTTCAGCCCCTGTCTTGTCGCTCCATTCATTAAGCCACTTGATGCGCTTCAACACCTGTGCCTTGCCAGCCACGGTGTCCCGTGGTGGCTTCTTGTTCTTGGTCAGTTTCACCCTAGTCTCTCCGCATACTTGCTCCATCTCCGCATCCCCATAAATGTGACATTGCCATGTTGATAGAATCAATAGGTGCGTTTACGCACCTGCTGCACCTGATTTGCAATGCTCGTTACTGCATCGCGATCCTTCATTGGGACGCCTTGCTTTTTGCATTGTTGCCACACAAGAAATCTGAGAGCGGCTGACCCCTTGATCCAAGTCAGCCACTCCCTCGGCACCCGATAACTCTTCCTGATCTCAGGCCGCACTGGCCACCTTGGCGTTGTCCGCATTGAAGCGTTCGCCCAACAGCATCTTCGAGATGTTGTCGATCACTCTCCCGCTCAGTGAGTTCAGGTCCATGACCACCTCATGCTTCGTGTAGAAGTGACGTGGCGCATCCGTCATGATGCCGATGCCGATCAGGTTCACGCCATCCGCCTCGATCATGCTGACCACCTTCTTGAGTTGGCGGTTCAGGATCGTGTGTGTCCCACCATAAGTCTCACAGCATGGCGAGCCATCGCTCAGGACCATCATGATCTTGCGCTGTTCGTGGCGCTTCTTGAGCCTCGGATAGACCGCAAGCAGGGAGTCTGCGTCGTTGTTCTCCATCAGCCACATGTCATCCATGTTGCCAATCGCACGCTTGGCCTCACGCAGTGGCTCATCAAAGCGCTTGAACTCGTAGATATGCACACGGTCCAGCGCCCCATAGAGGGTGGCACTGCTCTCGCCCATCCTCATGTGGTCCCTGATCATCTTCTTCTCGACCTCGTCCTTGGCCGTGCGCAGACTCGTGAAGCCCACGATCTCATAGGTAACACCGGTTCCCTCGAGCGCAGAACTCAGGGCCACCGCTGTCTTGCGGGCCAGCGTGATCTTCTCGCCGCCCATACTTCCCGAGCAGTCGACGACGATCTGCACAGCCGTATCAATGTCGTCACCCGAACGACGCCGCATGTAGACGTCCTCGGCACCACGCAACGCTGGCACAATGCGCCGTGCATCGAAGCGCCCAGACTTGTAGCCAGCGTCCCAGACCCGATCACGCTTGGCCATCAGTGCCCGCCGCAACTTGGTTCGCATCGTCGCCACGTTGCCACGCAACGCATCCATGTCATACTGGTAGGTGGTGTCACCGCTAAGCTGGTTCATCACCTTGGCCTGACTGACGTCGACCTTGCGGTCCCAGTCGTGACGACGTGCCTCGAACATCATCATCGGCGGGCTAGTCCTGTGATGGAACATTGGCTCGCCCACCACATTGCGGTAACCGGTAGCCGCAGGACCAACCACAACCTCGCTCGCTAGACCCGACGACTTGACCTTGATGTCCTTCCACTTGTCGCCAGTCGCCTTGACCTTGGTCTCCGCCTCAGTGGCCGTCGCGGCGTCGCGATCCTCGCGCTCCGCCTTGACGGCCTCGGCATCCTCCTTGGCCTCACCGCCACCGGCAGTGCCCAGATCACCGTCGTCGCCGTCGCTGTCGCCCTTGTCGTCGCTCTCGTCGCCGTCGTCAGACTTGACGCTCTCCTTGATCTTGTCCCAGTCCTCGACGATCTCGCTGACCAAGTCGATGACCTGGCGTGTGCCTTCACGTCCATCCTTCATGGTGGCGATGCGATCACACAACTGAGACGCCAGCTTCCTGACACTTGGCGTCATCATGTCGAGCATCTGGTTGTGCAGGTCTACGTTGATACCCATGCGCTTGCGGCCCTCCCATGTCGTGACCACGGGTAACCACTCCTCCTCGGACGCAAAGTCAGCCTTGTCCTCGACATGCTTCATCGCCTTGAAGGTGCGCTCGTTCACAGCACGGCTCACGTCCTCGAAGTTGGCTCGTGTGCCCGCCCAGTTCCGCATCATCTGTGGCTCGATGCGCATGTCCTCACAGGCATTGACCAGCTCGTGAAAGAACGGATTGCCAGCCGAACGCTTCTCGTGTCCGCCGTAGGCATCCATGTCCGTGTATAGGATGTGCGCCGCCTCGTGATCGACGAAGCCAGCCAAGACCCCCTGCTGTTCGGGGGTCATCTTCTCGAGGCTGTCACCTGCGGGCAGCACGATCTTGCTCCCGTCAGTGTAGGCGCCGTCGCCCTTGAACACGACCTCGACCTTGGTCCCTGTCTTGCTCAGCTGTTCTGCCATTGCCCGAGTCGCAGACTCGAACTCGGAACGGGTTGTCTCGCGTCTAATCATATTGGTTCTCCTCAATTCATGGTGTCGTGGATGTGGGTGAAGGGCATGGCTTCTTCGAAGCCGCCCTCAGCGACGGCCTCCTTGGCGATCTTGACTGCGAGATCGACGCAGTCATCGTGACCATTGAGCAACGATTGCGTCACGCCATAGATGATCATCGCCGACATCATGGCACAGCCATCCACGTCTGCTTGGTTCGCAATGGACCTGATCAATGGGGCCAGTGAGTTCATGATCTTGAGCGCACGGATGCGCTCAGGGTCGTCAGCTTCAATCGCGATGTTTACCATTTCCGTTTGCATGTAATGTTCTCCTGTTGAAATTGGTTGTTACGATACTGCGAAGATGCGCTGGACAATCTCAGCCACGACGGCTCGGTCAGCACTCGAGCAACGTGCCAGCACAGCCGCCTCGACGCTCATCTTGAGCGCCTCCTTCTCATCGCCAAGCCGCACAGTCAGACGCTGGTAACGTGTGCAAGCGGCCAGCACTTCACGAGGCGAGACCACCTCGAGGATGCGCCCCTTCTTGAAGGCTTCACGAACCTCGTTGGCGAGGCGCACCCACTTATCGGCGATGTCTTTGGCGACGTTGGTCTTGGCGATGATCAGTTCACGTTCCTGCTCAGCCTTCAGGTAGTCATGCTCGATGAACACGGTGAAGCGAGAGCGAGTCGCCGCACTCTGAGTGCGAACCGCAGGGTAAATTCCATACTCGTCGCCGTTGCCCCTCGAGTTACATGCCGCAACCATGCGGAACATGGGGTGAGGCGCAACGAACCGACCGCCATCTTCGAGGAGGAGCAAGCCCTTCATCTCGAGCATACGGTTGAGGACATAGGCCGTCTCGCTACGGGTCACATCGAACTCGTCGCACAGCAGGAGGCATCCCTCCTCGAGCGCTGTGACCAGCGCACCAGGAGTGAACGTGGTCTCGCCATCCTTGAAGTCTGTCTTGCCGATCAACTCGAAGCGCGAGATGTCCGAGTCACCGTTGACTCGCATGAGGGGCCAGCCCAATCGAGCCGCGATCTGCTCGACGAACGTGGTCTTACCCGAACCAGTGTGGCCGTAGACCCATGTGTTATCGCCAGCCACAAGCGCATCGAGTGCAAGGGCAAGGTTCTTCTTCTCGAACACATAGTCCGTGTCGACGCTTGGCACCAAAGGATGCGGGCCATCCCACTCGAACATGGGCACATCGAAGTCGAAGCGCTCAGCCATCTTGCCCTTGATGTTGAATACATCCTTGGCCTTGGCGATGCCCAGCTTGCCAGTCGGGAAGCCGACCGTCTCATCGCCACGCTTGATCTCACCGACCACCATTGGTGTGGCAGCTGCACTAGCGGCAGCCTTGCGAGCCGCCATCAGGTCGGCGTGAAGGGTGACGTTCTCGTTGGCGAGCGCAGTTGCTCGAGCCTCGAGAGACTTGACGTCGTCGAACGTGGTGACCGTGCCACCCGTTGCCATGGCGAGCATCGGCTCGACCATCTTGATCATGGCGGTGGGGTCGAAGGCGGGGGCGACAGAGGTGGTGCTGATGGTGGTCATGGAAATCTCCTTGTGCTTTGTGAAATGTTTGATGGCCTCCACGACAACGTCGCGGATATGGCCCGTGAGTGGTGCGAAAGTGCGGTCGTAAACGTCTGGCTCGTCATAGCCACGGCACTCGATGAGTGAACGAGCATCGGTGAAGTCACTCGTCGTGTGAACTTCGCCGTCAAGAAGACCGTGGTTGCGCAGGTATTCGATGATGCCGTGAGTCAGCAGAATTTTCTGCTCGATAGTCATGTCATTCGAGCGACCGTAGATAAACACTCGGTCGTGGGCGTCTATGACTCTGTCGATGGGGGTCAATGCCATTGGCGTCTCCGTAACAGTTGCGATAGGTGTGAGTGGCTTGGCTTCGAGGTGGGTCCAGAGCCATGCCTCAGTGTCAGGTTGGTTGAAGTCCGTGTGCCACCCGAAGCGGTAGCCCGTCTTGGTTGAGGTGTCTGTGACGCCAACTTTAGACGGTTCAAGGATGGCTTGCAAGACGTCGAACACCGATGTTCCCACCTTGCCGCCGCTCAGGTGGTGAGCGATCAGCCCTTCCCTTACGGGAAGCGGGGTCTGCAACAGGATAGACGACAGCCACGGCCTAACGCTGAGTTGGCCTGGGCCTGTGCCGCAGATCGGGGAGTGGGTGACAACTTTTGACACGTCATAATGTGGCGACGCCAGAAGTTCGGACTTGATCATGTCGCCAATGATCGAGTCGACGCTTCGCCGTCGTGTCTTGAATGGTTCTTTGCGAGCAACGGAAAGTCGCTCGGAGATTTCGTCGTTAGTCAGCATCGGTTGATCCTCCAAAAGAAAAGGGGCCGCCGATTGGCAGCCCCAATATTCCCCTCATCCCCAACTTCGTTGGGGACACACATACACTTAATAGACGAGGGACAGGTTGATCTGCTCTTCGACTTGGTCCTCACGGTCTGCGTAGTGCTTGGCAATGTCGAGAGTCGTCTCGACTTCAGGTGGGATGTGAGTCTTGGCCCACTTGTGAGTTCGACTCACGATGTCGAGGTCATCGTAATGACCCATGTTGTATGAGCCGCAGTAGTCCTGATCGTCCTTGGCCCTTGTTGCGAAGAACATGGCGTCGATCTCAGCGTCGAAGTCTCCCATCAGGTTCTCGTAATAGGAGATGGGCGGTGCGAACTTGGTCTCGAAGCGGAGAGCCACATAGTTCGGGTTGACCAGCTCGTAGCTGTTGATGCGTTGGCCCGACAGTCTTTGGTCGATGCCGACGTCGTGGCTGACTCCCCAGTTGCCGATCTTCCAAGAGGCATCACGTTCTTCGGGAACATGCTTGGGCCGAGGGTAAAGCCCGCCGAATAGCGAGCCATCCTTGAAGTCCTTCACGATTTTCGCAATGAACTTGGGGTCGGAGTGTTTGATGGTAACGAAGTTGTCGCAAATATCTTGCATCGCAATGTCTCCTAATGCGTTAGTGGGCAGTGGTTTCTTCGTCGAGTTCTTCTTCGCAGGTCAGGCTCAGGACCAGCATGGTTTTCTCGTAAGACGAGATAGCCAGTGGCTTAAGGGCATCCATCAGTCCTGGAACATGAGCCTCGTCCTCAACGCCTGTCGTGCCGCACATCATCCCGATCATGCTGCCAAGGGCAGAGGTGCTGACCTTCAACACGTCGGCGTCTCTGTAGCCACGCTCTTTCCAGATTGGTGCCATCTGTTCGAGTGATTTCTGAATGAGGCGTGCAAACTCGTGAGAGGCGTCACGCAATTCGTCGGCAGTCTTGATGGTGTGGTTCATTTGGCTTCTCCTTGTGTTGGCCAGTAGTAGGGGAGTGACGGGTCGACGTATGGAAACAGCGGCCCGTAGTGGTCTGGGTCTTTGCGAACCAGATTGGCTTGGTGGGAGACGTGAAGGCGAAGGTCTCCGACCCACGACGGCAAGTCGTCGTCGTGCAATCCGTGAATGGCGAGCATCGTGTGGCTGTTGTAGCCACGGTCCCACCACGCTCTAACGCAACAGTTGTGATACGCTTGGAGCGAACCGAGGTGGCCTTCCCACATGAGAACCGCAGGGTGGCTTTGCCACCCTGCTTTCATGCCAAGACGTTTGCGTGCCAGGGCACGCATGATCTGGCGACACTCGGTGATTTGCTTGTTGAGACGCTTGTTGTCGAGGCAGTTGGCACTCGTCGCGAAGGTCACATAGGGCATGAAGGTTTGCATTATTCGTGACCCTTCGGGACAGTGTAGCCAGTGATGGTGGCTGGCTCGTCGCTTGTAATCACGAGGTGGATTGTCGTTGACTCCGAGTTGCGGTCGATCAACACGTTGAGGATCAACGTGAGAACCCAGAAGCTGGCTTGAGGCCATGCGTCGTCGAGGACAGCAACGCAGGTCATAATTGTGCTGGAAACGTAAGCGGCAATAGAGATGGCTCGAAGAGCCGTGATGTCGTTGAACATGGAAATATCCTTTCGTGTAACAGAAAAAGCCCCGCCGTTGATCGGCGAGGCACAGTTATTCCCTTCAGTCCCCTTCGGGGACTAACGAGTAAAGGCGATATAGATGAGGGTCATCAGAACGGCTGTCGTGAAAGCCGTGACCTTGATGAGAGGCCACACGTCGTCGTCGTGGATCATGTCGTGGACCTCAAAACGCGATGAAGAACACGGCAAAGATCATGGTCATGAAACAGCTGAAGGCAATGCCTTCGGCAATGGTCTGCAAAGTCTCGCTCATGATTAGGCTCCTGTAATGGGACGTGGAAACGAAAAAAAGGGCCACCCCGAAGGGTGGCCCTATGCGATTAGGCTGCGCTTGGCAAGTAGTGGAGGCACATCGCCAGTCGTTCTTCAGCGTGTTTTAGACGTCGACGTATGTCAGCGACACGCTTGAAGTCTTTCTGGCGAAGCCAGAAGTTGCGATCTGAGCGGAGAGTGCGAACGACCTCCTGAAGGAGGTCGACGCGATTGGTGAGTTCTTCGCGATTGCTCATGACACACCTCACTTGCCAGTCAGGATTGCGAGGATTTTGCGAGCATCAGCTTCGCTGATACCGAACTGCTTGCTGAAGCCAAGGGCTTCGGTCGCTTCGGCCTTAGCCTTCGGCTTGACCGTCTTGGTCAGTCGCTTTGCGACTGGCTTGGCTTCGGGCTTGGCAGGAACCTTCTCAGCCTTCGGCTGAATGTCAGCCAGCTTTGCGTATCGGGCCAATGTGACCTTGCGGTCGGAGACCGAAACACGATTGGCAGCGATGGGATCGACGGCGACGTAGTCGCCCTTCACTTTGACGCAGAAGCCACCTTCGGTGCAGATGGCCAAAGGACGAGCAACGGTGGAACCGTCTTTGCGCTTCACAACGTTGCCTTCAGCAACGAGAACGGGGTGAATCGTATTCAGCATGATCGTAATCCTTTCGGGGTTGGTTGAGACCGAATTGGCCTCGCTTCTATTCCCCTCAGTCCCTTCGGGACATTCGCAATGTCTGTGGGAGAGAGGGTTTCGAGGCATCGGACTGGCCGATTTGCCTCCCCTTTATTCCCTTCAGTCCCTTTCAGGGACGACGTGTAAAAAAATCCAACGCTAAAGTGCCGATGGTAGAAAACGGAGTTTTTGTGATGGCCACGAGGTCTGTCGAGCTTTCAGCTGACGAAGTGCGCAGACTCAGGCGCAAGGTCTTGCATCGCGCTCATGCCGCGATTGATGCGTTGGGTGACATTGCCGAAGGCAAAATCGACCCAAATCGCAAGGACACGATGGCAAGAGTCGCTGCATCGAGAGTTTTACTCTCAAAAGTTTTGCCTGAAATCTCAGCGTCTTACGCTGAACAACACGTTCACCACCACCATGATCTCTCGAAGATGAGCAAAGCTCAGCTTCGAGAACTAATCGGCGATGCTATTCCTCCGAAGGATAGCACTGCCAGCCCTAAGCATCTGGAATTGCAAGCAATTCCTGATGCTTTCCCTTCGGACCTGCCAGCAGACCTGCCAGCATCCGAGCCAGACCTCGCCCACGACCCGCTCGACGCGCAGGCATAGGGGGGGGCGGTAGGGGTCGGGCCGCCGTTGGAGTCCCAGCCGTTCGCCATCCCCACTGCCCGCGCTGTTTTTAGCAAAACCGTAGTGATGACCATGCCTCGCCTTCTCTACAAAGACCAGGTTCCCCGCACCCCAGAAGACATTGTGCGCCATTGCAAGCGATACGGCGTCGATCCCTCGCAGCTTCACACCATCGACGACCATTGGTTCACGGTAATCACCACCAAAAAGGCACCGCACCCACGCCCAAGACCCAACTGGACCTATTCAATCGACCCAATTCACAATCGCTACCCCATGCCCCCAGGCGTGGAGACCTTCTCTCCCGAATATTACCGCCTCATGCGCAGGCGCCAGTCCGCTCGCAGACGCACCAACAAGCTCGGAGTGCCCCTTTTCATCGAGGGCTACCACGACCTGGACACCTACGTTCCCAAGAAAGACACAAAACGCCATGTCTGAACCTGACATCCGCTCCGCAGCCAAGCGCCTGCTCGCCCTGGAAGAAGCCTCCGACTCGTTCCTTGGCTACGTCAAGCTCATGGAGCCAGCCTTCGAACTCGCCAGCTTCCACCTCCAGATCATCGACGTCCTCGACAAGCTCGAAAAGGGCACGCTCCGCATTGGTGACCGCAAAATCACCCGCGTCCTGATCAACATGCCGCCCCGCCACGGCAAATCCACGCTCGTGACCCACCTCTTCACGGCCTATTACATGGGCCGCGACCCCCGTCGCCACGTCCTATCCACCTCATACTCCTCCGATCTCTCCAACACCTTTGGCCAAAAGGTCCGCAATTACGTCACCCACCCCGACCACACCCTCACTTTCCCGCGTTTCGCCCTCCGCACCGACACCCGCGCCAAGAACGACTGGATGACCCAGAACTCCGCCACCCATGACGGGGGCGGCTCCTACTTTGGCTGCGGTGTATCCGGCTCAACCACAGGCCGCCCCGCCAACCTTCTCCTCATCGACGACCCCGTCAAAAACCGCGCCGAGGCCGAGTCCACCACCTACCGCAACCGCGTCTGGGATTTCTACGTCTCCTCCCTCGAGAACCGCAAAGAACCCACCAGCTCCGGCGACGACCCCATCGAAATCGTCATCCTCACGCGCTGGCACCCAGACGACCTCGCCGGGCGCCTCATGAAGTCCTCAGATTGGTCCTCTGGCCGTTGGCTTCACATCAACTTCCCCGCCATCCGAGACGTCGACACAGACGTCAAGATCAAGCGCTGCCACCTCCCCGAGGACGACCCGCTCTACCTCAAGTCCTATCCGTGCCACCAGCTCCCCGAAAAGGAGCAATGGGTCACCCGCAAACGCGAGGTCGCCCTCTGGCCCGAGCGCTTCCCCCTCGACGACCTGCACCGCAAGCGCCAGCTCAACGAACGCGAGTTCGCCGCGCTCTACCAGCAGTCCCCCTACATCCGGGGCGGTAACGTCCTCAAGACCGACTGGTGGCGCTACTACAACCCCGCCGACGTCGACATCTCCACCGACTTCCAGTCCATCATCATCTCGGTCGACTCCGCCTACAAGTCCGGCGACCAGAACGATCCCACTGCCATTGGCGTCTTCGGCCTGCACCACAACGCCGACATCTATCTCCTCGACGTCTTCCGCAAGCGCATTGAATACCCGGACCTCAAGCGCAAACTCATTCACCTCAACACCCAGTGGAGAGGCAAGGGTCTCCGCGCCATCTACATCGAAGACAAATCCTCGGGCCAATCCGTCATCCAGGAACTCCGCCGCGAGTCCGGCCTTTCGATCATCCCCCACAAGGTCTCCACCGACAAAATCACCCGCCTCCTCACGGTCACCCCCATGATCCAGGGCGGGCGCGTCCTCCTCCCCTCCCAGGCCCTTTGGCTCGACACCTTCCTCCAGGAGTGCGTCGAGTTCCCCAACTCCACCCACGACGACCAGATCGACATGCTCTCCATGGGCCTGGACGTCCTCTCACGCCAAGCCGTTACCCCCGAGATGATGGACCTGTCCATCAGCCCCTTCTCTTCCCTCAACTCATTGGCCCCCAAGTTCACCGACTCCCTACGCCAGAAACTCGCCCCCTCGCTCCCCACTTTCCGTGGCTGGGGCCAATAAAACAGGGACGACCCAACCACCCCAGATCGGCAATATCCCCCCATGGCCACAGAAACCAATCGTTACGCCCAGTATGCTGCGTCTGGAATTGCTCACGATGGCACCATCGTTGACCTTTCCGAACACATGGACGCCATCCTCAATTACGAGGACATCTCCGCTCGCCTCACCGACGAGCAGGAACTCCGCCTGGTCGACTGGGTGCGCTCCGCCACCCTCATGTCCTACCGCAAAATCAGCAAGCGCTACGACCATTGGCTCGAGGCCGACCGCGCACACGACGTCTATGTCCGCCCAGACGCCACCGACTTCCGCGAAAAGGCCGTCATCGCCGATACCCGCGCCATCGCAGACACCGTTCTCACCTACATGATGGCGGCCCTTGCGGGCCGCAATCCAATGTTCCAGCTCGAGGGCCTCAACCGAAAATCCCGCAACGCCTCCCTCATCCTTGAGCGCGTCCTCCACCAGCAGATGCGCCGCACTGCGGGCGAAGCACGCATCGCCCAGTGCCTCCTGGACTCCATCCGCTACGGCTTCGCACCCACCAAGCTCATCTGGGACGCGAAATCCAACCAGAACCACATCATCAACTTCGACCCGCGCCGCGTCTTCCCGGACCCCCGCGTCCACTGGGGCGATTGGGAGAAGATGCAATACTGCGTCTTCACAGACTTCGTCTCCTTCCCAGCCCTCCTCCAGACCGGACTATACCCAAAACTCCGCGAATACCCGCAGCTCCGCCACCGACTGACGACCAACAAAGTTGGCTGGGAAGCGCACCGTTGGCACCAGGAAGCCGGTCGCGGCCTCTCCATCGACCCCTCCTCGCCCCTTTCCCGCGAGCGTATGAACCACACCTTCTTCACCCTCGGTGACTCCCGCGTCATCGACGAGTGCTGGGTGCGCCTCGCAGGCTACGAGATCGGCGTCCCGACCATCGACCAAATCTGGATGGTGGTCACAATCCTCGACGAAAACGTCGTCATCCGCTGCCAGCTCAACCCATACGGGCAACAGTTCCCGATGGTCATGGGGAGTCTCTTCAATGACTCGCACAAGAACTACGGGCAGTCCCTCTATGACATCCTTCTTCCGCTTCATGACATCGCAACTTGGCTTCTTCGGAGCCGTATCGACAACGTTCAGGCTGCTCTCAACAATCTCATCTTCGTCGACCCCACCCAAGTCAGCGTCTCCGACCTCATCGACCGAAACCCCTGGGGCGTCGTCCGAACTCTCCCCGGCTCCAAACCCGGAGACGGCGTCTTCATTGCCCAAGTCCCAGACGTCACCCGTGGCCACTGGAATGACATCGCCGCTCTCTCCGACCTCAAGCAGCGGGTCTCCGCCGCCTCGGACGCGCAACAAGGTATGCCCACAGCCGACGTCCGCACGGCCACCGAAATCCAGCGACTGACCCAACTTGGCTCCCAGCGCCTCGGCGTCCTCTCCCGCGTCGCCTCCGCGAACTACATTCGCCCCCTCGTGCGCATGATGGTCGCTAATATCCAGGACGCCCTCGTCTACAACGGCTCAGTCAAAGTCCCCGAGGACAACATGCCGAACGCACTCGCCCCCATGGTGCAGGACGGCTACCTCGACTTCGACGTCACCAAAGACCTGCAAGGCGAGATCGACTACTTGGTCATCGACGGCACCCTGCCGCTCGAACCCACGCGCAATGCCGAAACGTGGGTCAACATGCTCCAAATCATCAATCAGACCGGCCTGAACATGGAATACAACGTGGGCCAGATGGCTGAAGAAGCCATCCGCGCCATGGGCATCACCGACCTGGACCGCTTCCGCATCAGCCGCGACCAGCTCCAGCAGAACGGCCTCTCGCCCTCCCAGCAGCTTTCCATCATGGAAAAAATGCGCGGCGCCTCGGTCCAGCCACAAGAAGACATCCAGCAGGAAGTCCAGAAGGGCAACCTGATCCCAATGAGGAGTGCCGCCAATGGCTGAAGCCCGCGACGCTGAAGACTTCCGCAGACTCGTAGCCGAAATCGTCGCTATCGAAGTCTCCGCCCAGATCGCCGCCCTCTCGACCTCGCCGCGCTTCTCCGCCGAGGAACGCGACGCGCTGCTCAACGCCATCTCGCCACACATCGACCAGCGCATCACGGCGATCTCCACGCAGTTCGACTACACGCTCACAACCGCCGAGTCCCGCATCGCAGCCATCGCCGAGGGCATGGCTCGCCAGAACGACGACATCCAGAAGGCCCAGAACCAGATCGGCGCTGGCCTGCGCAGCCTTCAACAGAAAGTCGACACACTCGAAGGCGACCTCCGCTTCCTGCGCGAACTCTCCAAGATGACGAGACGCCGCGATGACATTGGATAATCAGACCCGTCCCACCGGCGAACAGCTCCGCTTCCGCAGCGCCGCTACCGGCGACTGGATTCTCGACGCCTACCTGGAAGCCTGCGAACTTGGTGGCCGCACGGTCTTCGACCTGCTCTCCGACCTCTTCGGCGACGACGGCAACTTCCGCGAAGAACTCTTCCAGTTCCGCATCAACTCGACCACCCGCGCCCTCGAGTTCCGCATTGGCGTGTTCATCGACCCGACCACGGGTTGGCTCACGATCCCGAACTCCTACATCCTGCGTCAGCGCGGCGCCCACGCCACTGCCACCGCCTACGAGCAGCTCGACGTCGTCACCTCCTCGAACTCGACCTACATCTGCACCACTGCGCACACCAGCTCGAGCAGCACCCCTGACCTCACCAAGTTCTCCGTGGTCCTCGACGGCACCGCCCTGAACACGGCAACCGCCGCCGCAGCAGCATCAGCCACAGCATCGGCCAATTCCGCCACGGCCTCTGCCACCTCGGCCACCAACTCCGCATCCTCCGCATCTGCCGCAGCGACCAGCGCCTCAAACGCCGCAACCGCCCAAGCGGCAGCCGAACTCGCCTACGACAACTTCGACGACCGCTACCTCGGAGCCAAGGCCACCGACCCCACGGTCGACAACGACGGCAACTCACTTCTGACCGGCGCCCTGCACTTCAACACGACCGCCTCAGAAATGCGCGTTTACACGGGCACCGTCTGGG